CATTTACACTCCCAGTATCTTGTATAGTTTTTTACATGGCCCAATTTAAGCACCGTCCAATATCCAAAAACCATTCCAGTAAGATCTCTCGCTGTAGTGCCACTCTTTGTCATTTTTATCTCCCTCTATTGACAGCCGAAACCCAATCGCGCAACCATACAAGCAAGTATTGGGTCTTTCGAGTTTGTAGCTTCTCTATAACCTATCCATTCACAATACGCGCCTTTCTCCCCCTCCGAGCCATCCCCTTCGCCCTCGTATCGTTTTTTCTCGGGCACTTTTCCAAGATCGATAGCGAACAACCAGCCAGTAGAGTCAGACATTTTACTTGGTCTAATCGTGCCCAGTTCTTTAATCTCTGAGTCGTAGGAATCATATACAACGCCTGATTCTTCTTTAAGTTCGCGCAAAGCAGCTTGTAATGGTTCTTCGCCTTTCTCTATACCACCAGTTAAGGCGCACAAAGCAAAGCCGTCTTGATGGGGAGGGCATTTCTCTATCCGGCCTAAATACTCCCAAGCATCTTTGCCTACGCGGCGGTAGCCCAGCACAGCCACAAAACGAGTAGTACCGTCTGATAAGAACTCATACCAATCATCAAGCAACTTAACAACCAAGTATTTCCCTTTGAATATCGTTTTGATATTTGCCTGACGTTTGCTTATTATATGCATTGACGCTCCAAATTCGATATTGAGTTCATACATTCTGCAGCATGCAAGAGTATTTGAATTTCTTCGAGTTTGTCAGCAGGGTAAAAATCCTCTGGCAGTTTATCACCCTTGGAGCAATTACAATGTGCACAAAGAACTACAGCATTTCCAAGAGATAAGACATTCCGAGAAGAGAGGGGGAAAGTGATGGTCAATGCAAAGGTGATCCTCAGAACCACAATTGAAGCAGCGGTGCCCAAATATTTCCATTGTTATGGACTCGTCCTGCACGGTATAGTTTTCATTTAGTTCTGCTCTTAATGCACGACGCTTTCGGACACTAGCTCGAATCTTCTCTGGGTTCTCCTTTCTATATCTCCTGTGTGCTTCTTTGACCCTCTCTGGGTACCTTTCGTTACATCTTTTTGCAGCCTCCTTTGCCTTTTCCGGATCTTTGTCGTAATGCTTTCTTTTTAGGAGCCTGTCTCTTTCTCGATTATTTTCAACCCACTTCTTGTGAGTGGGATACCCTCTTCCGGGGTTTTCCTTCCTAAAGGCTTTTTGTTGATTATTGGTGCATTCTTTGCATATGGGACGTAGACCACATTTTTTGCTTTTATCTTTATAATAGTCCGCTTCTGACCGGGACATTTTGCACTTTGTACAGGTCTTCATATGCCCTTCCAAAGAGGTTCGTTGTCTGCTCTCTTGCTAATCTTACGCATTTCGCCTCCTATTTGCCAGGACGTGTTTTGTGCTCTAATAAACTCTTCCATCCAGTATCAAGCCACTCTTTTGTCATTCGTCGCTTGGTTGTCTCCGGGGATGGCTCCTTGATGCTTGGAACAATGGCTATTACATCATATTGTCCATTGCGATATACACTCAAATAAATCCATGAATTAGACTTGCGGAACTCACCAGGCTCGGCAGATTTCAGCAAAAATCTGTGTATGGGCTTTGACTTTGCGAAGTCACCGGATATGACCTGATTGAGCTGTGCATTACTCATGAGAGACATGTTTGGCATGTTATGCTCTGAATAAAACTTGCGCCAATATTTGCGAACGCCTACGCTAACCCCGACATTCAGGGCCCTTTCCATCGCCGCACGTTTGCTAAGCTTGTGGTGTCTAACCGCCTTTTCTATTACATTGGCCATATCATGAGCGGAGTCATAGTCATACTTCAGATGCTTCATTAAAGATCGTTCTGTAAGCTCATGTATCAAATCAGCAGTAAAATCGCGTTTGTCATCGAACACATCCTCGATCCAAATCTCGTTCTTGGGTATAAGCCGAGGGTAGCGATAATAATGCCCCCCAATGCAAAAGTCAATTTCTTTCTTGCGAACTTCGTTGCCGTCCACGAACTTGATTATTATCTCTTCTATCTCACCATCTTTGGACTGTGCTCGTTTAGATAGGCTGGCTGTTTTGGTCTGCTTTGATAATTCCACCTCAAACTCTCTATGCAGCTCTCGTACGAATTTGGCGTATTTGCCTGGATCACCCTTAAGATGTGGTAGCGTAGCATCAGCATGTTGCAGATACGATTTGAAGTTTGCTATGGCCAGTGCAATATTGTCCTTATAATCCTCTCCCCCGCCAAATACGTAATGCTTCATCGATATAACAGAGTCATTGAGCCTGGTAAAAAACTCTATGTCTGACAAGGCGTGAGACTTGGACCACTCTTGCGCTTCTTGCTTTGGTTGATATTTTTGTAGTTCTTGTTCTCGATAATTACCAGGCAAACCAGCAGGACGCTCACCCACAGTTCTCATCATCATATACAGTCCGTCACCCATCATGTATTGAACCACGTGAATCAGCTCATGCTCTATGGTTTCGCGCAGTATTCGATCTGTTCTTTCGGGGTTATTTTTCCAGTTAGCGATAAAGTTGCGCAGCATGATTTGAGGATGGCCCTTACAGTCGCGATATTCCCCAGTAGTGCCAGCAACATTTTCTTCCATTATCACCTGAACGCTTTTATATCTGCCCTCGCTTTGTAAGAACGTCAGTCCATTTTTGAGCCATTTGTTGGAGTTAAACGGTAAAACGTCGCTCAGGTCCATGTCTACGCTGAATATTTTTTCATACTCTGGCCAGTTATCCATTCCCACTGGCTCACTACTGGCTACGCGGCGGACTTCTTTGTATATTTCGTCTGCCATTTTTTTAGGCGCTTGAATGCGGCCTGAGCGTTTTGAAATAGGCCGCATTTAGTCCTTCTTTGCGGGTTTCATTGCCTTCATCTTTGCCGGCAGTAGTAGTTTTTCCCACGCCTCTTCAATCTTCTCTGATAACTCTTTGGCTGTAAGTTCTGAGTCTTTCTTCTTCAACTTGGCCTTTTCGTCAGCCACCCAGTTTTTAGGCGCTTTGGGTCCTTTGGGTTTGTCTTTGCCCTTGAGTTTTTCCCAGAACTTAGGCTTAGATTTTCCGGCCGCAGTGATCATTTTGTCTATTATGTTGGCAGCCTCAGTCAGTCCGTTTTGGTCGAGGTAGTTGGCCGTATCAACTAAGGCTTCAACATTCAGCCCTACGCGTTTAGTCAGGGCAGCAATCATGTCATCTATTCTGTCAGCTTCCGATTTGAGCCCAATGCTATCTAAACGGCAGGCAAGTTTAGTCAGTCGCGCCAATACGGATGCTTCTACCGGCTCCCTCTTTTTAACTACCATGAGCGGCTTGTTTGGTTTGTTTGAGACGGTATTGCTTCCAAGGCCTTCAAGTCGGTCTATTCGATATGCCTTAACACCCTTCAGCTTCTTTTCCATAAGTTGTAGTTTAAGGCCCTCTTCCTCCCTAAACGCATCATTAAGCCAAGCGTTCTCAAATCCCTCATCCTCTTTAAGTAGTTCGCGCGTTTCATATTGTAGGTTGGCCAGTTCCGTTTCCAGCAAAAGGGCCAGTTTATCTGCTATTTTGAAGCTACGAGTTTTTATATGCTCAACCAGCTCGTCATACATTTTTAGGGCAGTTAAAAGCTTGTCGTCTATTACTTCATACTCTCCTCGTGATGCTGCGGTCTTTACTCTGCTGCTTAGGTGTTTGCTCGACATTACTGGTTCCTCCTTGAACTCGCGCGGATCGATTAGTTTGATTTTGTCTTTCTTGCGTATAGTGATTGGAGCGAGATTAGTAGGCGCGTCTGGTGTATCTCTCAGTCCCTTTTTTAGCTCTCTTTGATGCTGGTAGGTCTTAATCGCATCTGTCATTTTGCTGATTTGTACTACTTGGCTCATAACGCCTTTCAGATAAAAGCCCTCAACATTCAGACCCTCACGCATGTTCAAACGTACATAGTTAAGCATACGGCCTTTTAGATCGATCAACTTAGGATATAAGTCGTCTCCTCGTTTATCCGCCAACACAAATCGTTCTTGTAGCTGGGCGTAATCGAAAGCACGGTAGTCATCTTGGGCCGCTTCGAATGCTTGGGCCATAAGTTCGTGCTCCTCGTTTAGAGCGGTTTTGGTTAGACTGGTTTGTATTGAGTTAAGTTTAAGTCTATCTGCGTGCTCCTTCTTTTGTTTCTTCTTTTCTCTGTGGGCTTGGTACTTTTCGTATTCTCGCTCACTCATATCATTAAGTACTTCCATTCTATCGCCAACATCAAGGTCGTCTATTTCGTCGTAAGTCATACCCTGAAATGACCCAGCAAGTTTAGTCAGTTGGGTTCGTATAGAGTTTAGTTTTTCCAAGCTCTTCTCGATTTGGGGCGGGTTGGTGTAGTAATCAACCCAACGCTCACCTTTGTCGCCAGTTAGTTGTTCTGGTTCTTCTGCCACGAACATATGAGTGCCTTCTAAGAGCTGATCCAAATACACATCCCAGTCGTGTTTGGTCCAGTCTTTGGTCACATCTTCCAACTGTTCATCGCTCAAATGCCTCAAGTCGGGCAGTTTAGTGGTTGGGTTGCTTTGTAGGCCGGCACGTATTTCGAAGTCTATCTTGCTGTCTCGTTGCTTTGGTTCAATCTCTTCGTATCCAGGAGCCTCTATGTATATTCTCGGTCGTTCTTGTTCCTTGCGTTTCATTCGCTCCAGCTCCTTGATTATGTAGTCTTCCGGCAAATCCATATCTTTGGCCTCGCTTTGTAGTGGAGTAGAGGCATAGTGGTCCAAAACATCACCCAAAACGCTCCAACTCGGGGACAACAAATGAAACTCGCGCTTGTTTTGGTCGCGATAAAGTCTAAATGCCTGGCCCTCTATTTTGTGATCTGCGTCGCCCTTGATTGATTCGCTCCATAACCCCATAACCTCAGCGCTTGGTTCGGGCAGCACTTTAAGCCAGGTATCAAAGTCATTCTGGTCGAGCAAATCAAGCTCTTCGTCGGTAAGCATTTCGGGACGTACTGATGCGGTTTTAGGCCCAGTATCCTCAACAGAATAATACTCCGGCTTTTGGTAGGTTAGATCGCCGGAAACAGGAACGTGTATCTCAACCCTTTTAACACCAAACGGAGCCATAAGCGCCAGCATGTCTTTATAGTTTTGCGCGCCGGTACCCATAACATTAAAAAGGCCACGACATACACTTACAGAGTCAAATCCAGAAGACATCATTCTGTCGTATATTCTTTGGCTCTTAGGTGATAACGTTTCTCCGCACTCAACTTGAACAGCCAAATCAGACAACCAACCAGCTATGTGCATGGCATGATTGAAGAAGTTGCCCAAAGACCGACATCCTAAGTCCTTCCCAAAAAGCTGTGGGTTCAGAAGTGTTTTTTCCGTTTCTTCATCAGCGCGGGCCACCTTCATAATGAGTGTGAGGTCTTCGGATGGCAAGGATTTAATGAATTCGATTAGGGCTACTATTGGATTGCTTGTGGAGGCTTTGATTGAACGTCTAATGTCTTTTAGGCTTGACACCTTTTCGGTCAGAGTACGTTGGCCGAGTAAATAAGCAAACTCTTCAAGCTTATTTTCAATGCCTTCAACCATATCACTAACTCCGCCTGTAAGCTCGCCGGATTTACCCAGTTCAGTCAGTAAATCAGCAGCGAACTTCAACGTTTCCTGTACTGCCTCTAATCCTATAACTGCGAGGTTTTTGTCTGCCCGCTCACCACGCCATTTTCCGATTAGTTTGGCAGTTAGTTGGGCGTCTTCGGTGGCGTCTATGCTGTCTTGGCCAAATACACCTACTGACTTTTCCCCAACAGAATCAAAGAGCTTCTGGGAGTCTTCATATAGTCGTTGGTATAGGAGATGATCAGCGTAGTAGTTGGGGCCGGACGATTTAAAATGTGCGAAATGGAAATACTTGTCTAACGCAGAAGCATAAGATAGCAAATGGCCAAAGTTCATCATAACTCCTTAAACCGATTGAGAATATAATCCCTACAATAGAGAACCGAATATTAGTAGATTGAACGTACTATTCTTCCTTCGAGCGCATTATCATCCAGTTTTTACCGTCTGTTCTGTGTAAAGTGAAACGGCCCTCTGGTATTTCGAACTTTATGGTTGATTTGGTCCATTCGATAGGCTTGTATGTCTTGGACTTGCTTACAACCCTAACCTTTCCGGCGCCATAAGACCCAGAAGGTATAGTTTCACCACCTGACTTGCTACCAAAACTGACGTATTCGATGGGGTGATCTTCGGTTTGTTTCGCCAGCAATCGTTCGCCTTTGTCTGGTAAGTGATGTTTTGGGAGCGCGAAAGACGTTAAACTACCCGAATCGTTCTCGAGCCTTAAATCCCAGTGAAGGTGAGAGGCGTCATGCTCCTGAATAACGAAATGATGCTTGTTCTTTCCCACTTCCGCTTTACCTTCGGGTTCTGGTGTGTCTTTTTGTCTTTTTGCTTTATATTCAACAAGGTCGTCTTTAGCTCTTTTACTTATTTTCCGGCTAACAACCCAAACTTGAAACGGCAGATCGTGTTTGAAGGTCAGGTTCATTCTTCGATTGCCAGAGAAACCATAATAGGCTCCATCCACGTTGAGTATTATGGGTGCCGGAAGAGCCAAGTCGTATTTGCCCAGTTCATTTTCCATCTCGTTGAAGCTTTGTGCGTATTCTGGGTCTTTAAGTTCACCTTCAAAGTCAGACCCGCCCAGAGTGATATTGTGGGCGCCAGTTAAGTCTTTCTTGCTAATCTCCTTTAAGCTACCATTACTCAAGAAAGCTATCAGGTCTTCGTTAGAGTCGAATGCCAAACCATGTGCTCTCATCCAGCCCTTGGTAGCCTCATTCTCGAAGTACTCACCAACTTCGCTCTTAAAGTCCGGTTTGATCCAGGTTATGTTGGTGGATGCGGCCCGTTTGCTTATACTTGCCGTGATCTCTTTGTCGTCCTCTGTCCTGTGTTTTCGTGCCACCTCTAACGTTGGTGCTTGTTGGGCAGTTGTTCGATCCATCTTAATCGACTTACCGTTTCTGCTGTCGGTTATCACTACGTAAGGCATTTCAGTCTCGGGCAGTCCTTTTGATAACGCGCTCTGAATGAGCTGATAGTAGTGGTTGGTCGATTCAGGAACTACGAAATCCAAATATCCGGCCAGTGAAGCCTTAACCCATCCCAAGTCAAAGGCCACGTCAAGCGCATCACGATTTTCGAGCGCCCCAAACAACTCGGGATGCCTTTTTACGAACGCTATGTGCCCCTGAAAGCCCACCTCGTAAATCTTGCCGTGAGGACTTAACCACCAACCATAAGGTGTCTCTGTTGCTCGTTTGCTCATACTTGCTTTTTTGCTCAGCGCCTTTTCCGCCAGACCCTTAAAAATGTCAAGTCTGGGCATTATTGGAAGCAGCGTATCCAGGAAGAACTTGGGATCCTTTTGGGCTGTCGCATGGGCCGCAGCTACTTGGTATAGACTAAACTCAGGGTCTTTGTGTAGCATCTTGGTGAAATAGATCCAAGGCGCTGTGGCAATCAAGGCCAGTATAGCTTCTTTGTTGTACTTGGCGTATCTCTTGTCTTTGTAGTAGTTGAGCATAAAATAAGAAGAAGAATCTCTGCGTGCCAGCCTACTAACCGCAAAATCAACGAACTGGGGGAACTTCTGATGCCACTGAGGTTGTTCTAAGAAGTCAGCCGGGTTTGAGTTTGCTTTCTCTTCGGCTTGCTCTGGCGTTTCTTTGCTTATGTCCTCTTCTGGATTTAGTCCTCTCCACATCTTCTCTCGCTCTTCTTGCTTATGCTTCTTGTTTGTTTCCAGGTCTTGTCTGAAACGGTTGGTCAGTTCTTGGCGGCTCAGATTTTCGTTTTCAATCTTGGTCTGTTCCTGCTCTTGTTCTTGTAGCTGTTTGAGTATATCTTCATTCTGCTCGTCCAAAGTTGCTGCTTGTTTGGTGCGCAGTTCTTGATCCCACTTGTCTATGAACTTGCCGGCGCTCAAATCGTCAAGTAGTTGTTTGGTGATGCCAGCTTGTTCTGCCAAGTGATTAACCATTAGCCCACCGTAATGAGCCGTATTTAGCGCTTCTTGGAACAGCCCCATATCACCACCCTTGCCGAGCTTCTTATATATACGTATTATGCTGACAAAGGGCTCGGTTGTGAGTTGCTTGCGCTTGGACTCTTGTTCTTTGGCGCGGAAGTAGTCGTCATATTTGGTTCTTTCGCCGGCAACCCACGCATCATAATCACGGATGAAGTGTTTTGGATCGCCCGGCCAATCTTTATACGACGACTCAAACACTTCAATGGGGTTCATATTGTGTAGATCGATCCACTCGCCGAAGATCTGCTTCATCGTATTGAGCGCCTTGTGGAGTAGTTGTTTAAGCTCCAACTCCCAAAGATCTATGCGTTTGAGGGTTGAGGGCCGGAGTGAATCTGATTGGCGTAGTTGCCCAAGCTTATACTCCAACTCATAAAGTCGAGTCAGTTCTTGTGATGTTAGCGGATTAGACACGCCCCAATCGAAGTCCCGGGCGCGTTTAGATAGACTCGCAAAGCAACCACTGAGCCTTTGGTCGCGCTCTAACTTAGCCAGATCACCACAAGTACGAGCAGTCATAAACTCAGACTTAGATAGACCGACGCTGTATTTTAGTTCTGGTGATGCCTTCCACAACTCATACATAACCGCCCTCTTTTGCGGTAGTGAAGGCAGAGCGTCTTGTACGAGCTTGATATATTTGTCGCTGCTGTCTGGAACCTCGAAGCAAATGTAATCGCCAGACATAATAACTCGAGTCCATCCACGCTCAAAGGCTATGCTACAACTTACATAGCCCGAAATCTCACCAAAGAACTCAGGATTGGCCGCTATGAAGTCTTTATGCTGCTCAAACTTCACCTCATACGCCTTACCCTCAGGACTTAGCCAGTACCCATAAACACCTGCTCGTTTGCTTATGCTGGCTGTTTTGGACCCGAGAAACCGGAGTACGTCCCATTGGTTTGCCCAGTCCCCACGCGTTAAGGCATCAAGGTAGGCGCTATCAACATCAAAGAAATGACCGAGATATAAGGACATAGCACCACTCTGATGCGCTGTGGTTAGGGCAATATGTAAGAGCGCCATATTTTGATGCGCGTCAGAGGTTGGTTTTAAGCTATCACGTATTTTGGCTACCTTGGCATATGTCTCTCTAAAGTTGCGCTCCCACTCATCTGGATCCTTCTCGCCGTCCTCTTTAAGCATCTCTTTGTAGTACTTGACAAACGATTCAGTACCAGTATGTTTAAGCCACCCGCCGTAAAGATGATCCCGCAGCAGGTCTATTATCTCTGGCAGCAAGACCTGTAGCTTTCCCTCTACTCTATCTCTCATCCGCATAAGGACCGGAGTTAGTTTTTCTTGCCCCTCTATTTGGTTCAGAGCATACATTTCGCCATAAGCCTTCCAAAGCTTATCGCGCAAGGCAATAGATGCGATTCTGTTCATACTCGCAAGTTTCGTATTCAATGGTTTCTTCTCCCGGCCCCAAGTCTCACCCAAAGCATAAGGAACGCGCAGATTTCCCAGATTATGAAGCGTTGATATGTCCGAGCGCATTCCACAGCCTTTGATTAATCCAACACTTACGTCATCATAGTCCTTGTTTAGCTCATCCAGCATACCTTTAAGCTTGTCTCTCAGCTCATCTATGTCTATCTCCTGTTTAAGCTCGAACTGTATATGTAGCCCTGTTCCGCCTGACTCCCATACGCCAGCACTCACGCCCAACTCAGACTTAATGGCCGCTACTACCTTGTGCGCATAATCTTTGGCGCGGCTCATTGGAAAGTCGTGTAGGTCTAAATCAACCCACCCGAGCTTAGTCTTAGGGCCCATAACGTAATGTATGCTCAACAACCGACGATCTGACCAATATTCGAGATCCGCCGCAGCTTTGATTATTATAGGCTGGTCATTATGTTTGCGTTTTAGTATGTGTTCGTTCTTACCAGTCGCAATATACAGCATTACCGGCTTATTTTTGATCTCTTTCAGTATTTGGGCCGAGTGTTTTAAGTAGTGGTCTCGTATTTGTTTGCGGGTTAAAGTAGTCCCATCACGGTCAATCAGTACTTCTTGCCACTTTTCATCTCCCTTTTCGGCTTCATATTTTGATTCCTCGTCCTTTGCGTCGTCAGCTTTATGGACGCAAGGAGCTTTTATGCTTAGGGTAGAGTCGCAGCTACAATCTCTACACACCAAGTCAAAGTCGCCCCAGCACTCACGACCCTTCCCCGACTTACATAATGGCTGGCGCATAAACTCCTCAACAGTCTCATATACCCTGCCGCAACTACACGTCTTGGGGAAGTCTTGCTCTGCGGCCGTCTTGTGATGTTGCTGCCCAAACGCTTCAAGTATTTCATCACGAACTTCATCTGATGGGTTAGAGTCAAGAAAGGCATCCAGCACTTCCTTAACTTCATCTGTCTCTCCATCATCAGCGGCTACCTGACTACCCTCCAAGCTATTAATCAGTTTGGCTACTTCTTCTGGGTGGTAAGAAGCCGAGCCTATATTGACGTGTACTGCGTTGTTGCCGTGTTCTATCTGGGGCCGTAAAGTCACGCCCAACTGATGCTGATTTGATACCCAACTGACTATGCTGGCTATTTCGTTTAAGTCCTGGCCCGAACCCCCTATGTCGAAAGCAGTCCCCTTAATGTGCGGTGAGGAAGTAGGGCCGGCGATTAAGTAGTTGAACTCTGAGGTTAGTATGCGAGCTTGTTGGGCCGGATCAGTTATTTGGGGGTAGCGTTCTTGGGCCTGATGATTGCTCCACGCTTGTTGTATCAGCTGCGTTTGATGCTCTGTGGTTCGTATGCCAGAAGTCATTTGCGCAGTTTGAGGCAGAAACGGTTGTAGTGTGTTCCAGGCGTTCAGTATGTCGGTATTAGTCTGAACGTTGGGCGCTATGTTATGTGCTGTGGGTAGTGCTGTGGGCGTTGGTGGTGTAGTAGGTGTATAGGTGTTTGGTGTGAGTTTGCTTTTCAGCCACTCCATTCCTCTATTCCCGGCATCATATATATCCTCTGTTATGCCGGCGCGTTTAGACAGGATTAAGTTGCCGGCTTTCTTGGTCTCGTGCTTCTCTACAAAAGCGGGGTCAAGGTATTCGTTTTTAAGTACGTTCTTTGTGTGTCCTATCTGATCAGCCACGTTTTCAAGCGCTTCTTCCCAATCGCTGTGCTTGAGTTCGTCCTTCATTTCCTTATTGGCGCGGAACATTCTTAGATCCTTCACGCTTATCTCGAATGGTTGAAGATACCGATTAACTCCACGGTCCCATATCTTTGCTCCTTCGATTTCAAACACGAAGTTGCTTGGACTTTTGCCCTTGATTAGTTCTTTGAGCACCTTGATGGCCTTGGAGTTAGTTACCACCAGATTTTGTTCTACATTCCTCTTGCCGGGGAAATGAAGCTTGGCCTTATTACCACTGAAGCTTATGTGATTGACTTTAAGTGTAGTAGCGCCATACGTTTTTGCCTCTTTTGCGCTGTCCTCGTTGCCCACCCTAATCGCAGTCTCATCCACTAAGGCCACTATACACGCAAGGGCCCGAGTACGTAAATCCTCAGCACCCATATCCTTCTCATATTGGGCGCGTAGTTTGCCTATAATCTTCTTAACCAGCTCCAACTTCTTATGCTTCTCTTCCACCCTTTTTGATATCGAGCGAGGGCTGTAGACCCACTTATAGCCATTATCCGTCTTTATTTTCTTTTTGTAGGCAGGCTTCGTACTTACTACTTTGGCGCGCTTGGACAGGAAAGGCATAGCAACTCCTTAAAGTCAGACTAAACTACCACACGAGAGCACGCAACGCTCCCAAATAGAGTAGGAATATTAGTAGATTGGAGCGAAGAAAGGCGATATTAGATGGCTTTTCGCATCAACTCCAGCAGTCCATCTATGCGCCTTAGGATCTGCTTCCACTCATAGCTCAGACCATCCCTGCCGGCCAACTCACCACGAATAAGCTCAGACAATCCAAGCAGTTCGCGTTTGGCAGTAGGTTTGGCCAGTTGAAATGCCGACCACAAACGACCAAGGCACTTCTTAACCGAAGCTAAGTCGTTTAAGTCAATGCTACGCCTGATCTTGTTTAGGGAGAGCATTTACGTTAGGTCTTTGCTGCTGGCGCTGGTGTTGCTGGTGTTGCTGCCGGAGTTGTTGCTGTTCCTGCCCCTGATGTTGGACCTGGAGTTGCTGGTGCGCCTGAAGCCGGAGCACCAGTTGAGCCACCCGGAGACGTTGGCATAGGCGGAAGTCCCAAACCACCGCCGCCAAGATCAGAACCACCCAAACCAGGCATACTACCACCGAGATCACCACCAGGCATCGCACCACTTTCCTCAGGCATAGCACCAGCAGTTCCTGGCAATGGAGCCTCTGTACCCTCTATAATGTCGGTGCCAGAATTTAAGCTTCTCAGGGCACCAAGACTCATCGTTTGGAGTATAGCCAGTTCTTTTTGTAGTATGACCGTCTGTATTGCCTCTTCCTTGATTTGTCTCGTCTCCTCTTCCTCACTCAAACCCAAACTTCTAAACAGTGTAGCCTTAGACACCATGGGATTTTGAGGATTGTTTGCCAGTTCTTTGATAGTGCTGATGTACTCGCCAGAATCATATAAACTCAGCTTATTCCAGTCAATCGAAGGGACTATCAACTTCTTTTCGCCGTCTTTATAGGTGTAGAACTCTTGTAGCTCACTTATTGGGGCGAACACTTTACGAATCAGCCAACGAGCCATCATATTACGAAACGACTCATATCGCTGTTTCAACACTTCCAGGCCTATGGTGGCTGATTGAAACGCGGCGCCTTCTTGTACCAGCACGTTCTTAGGCACCATTAATCCGAAGCATATATTGTCGAGTATGAAAGCCATATCAGGAGCTATATCTATTATTTGACCAGACGCACCTACACGCTCAACCGAAACGCCGGCATGAGTTATGATCTTAAAGTCACGATCGTATTGCGCATTTTCGAAAACTTGCCGATAGTTTTCGAGGTCTTCTGCTGTTGGATGGTACTCGCCCTCAGTAGTCCCGCCAACTTTAATCAGCGTAATGGGGTTCACGAGGTTGTCGGCTTGCGCAAACTTGGATTCTCTAAGCTTGTCGTAGAGCATTAGGTCTTTATAGATGCTCACTATGATCGAAGTGCCGTGAACATCTGAGGGGTCTGCTACGTTTTTAAGATGGCTGACGCGGAAGTTGTCGAGGGGTATGTTGTTGCCCTTGCGTATGTGATAGACGATTTCAGGGTCGATTTGGCTGGTTAATCGTATGTCGTCTGGATTGTTGCTTTGTATTAGTCTCAACAAAGCAGCATCAGGGCGCATAGACATTGAATACCCACCCAAAGGCGATTTCTTGACGTGTATGTAGTCAGGATTTAGACATTCAACACTCTTCCAACGAGCAGTGTTTTCGTCAAGCTGTAAGTATGGGAAAACCTCTCCTAAACACCAAAACTGTTGAGCTACTAACTGAAGCGAGCCAACCAAGTCTATATCTTCTGCCATTTCTTCGAAGAACTGCTCTATTTTGGCGTCCTTACACTTGATGTTGATCTTGCTTATCGGATAGGTGGCGTGTAGGTTAATACAGTTATGGACCAAAGGATGCGTATTGTAGAAGCTGCGATTCCAAGCATTCATAGTTATTCGTTCGCGTGGCAGTTGTAAGTTTGCCATTTGGAACAGCGGCGAATAGACTTCGGGCGCTTGTCTTACCGTTCCACCCGACCCTGCACCGGTTCCATACCCGCCGCCCATAGTTAAGGCGTCGGCAGTTTTGGTCATTTTTTCTCGTTGCTCTTTGGCGGTGTTGTATGATCGGCTATACACGAGAAGAGGAGAAATGGGGCCGGCAGTCTCAGGATCTTCATCGATCAGCATTCCGCGCCTAAACTCAGATACTTGTTTGAGCGTACCATTCTTACCAGGCACCCCAACTATTGGAGTTTGAGACGTGCCGGGCGTTATCGGTCTTGCTCCTGAACTTGAAGTACGAACGACAGGGGGATGATCTGCCGGCGTTGTAGTCCAGTTTGCTCCGCGCTTTATTCCCATTTTTGCTCCTTATATCCTCGGTATGTGGGCCAATATCGCACCCGCTTGTTTCCCACCTAACTGATGCGGCTTGACACTAAACCCACGAGTAAGGAAGAACTTATAAGCCAAATAACAATACATGATAGACATTAGGCTATCATTTGGCCCAGTTCCTTTGACGAACTTATTGAATACCTGCCCGTTCGAAACCTTGGTCTCTTTTTCCATACTACACACATCTTCTATGACCCAACTAATCTTTTCGAAGTCGGCCCAAGGAAACAGAACCTTACCTTTGCGCATCAAACTAAATACCTCTTCCAGCACTATATTCGAGTTGCACATCAGTCTCAACTCTTCAGCATCATATTTGTAGGGATTGACCAGACTTGCGCTATTGAAACACCCAATGAATCGAGCGCCGTATTGTCTTTGTATTTCTGGCACTATATCGTTTCCATGCCCCAAGTCTGCTACGGCCACCTTGATACTAAACCGCCTAAACATCTCATCTACTACGTCTTTCTTGTGTTGTATGTTGTTCTTTTTAAGTTTGAAGGCGTTGAGTACTCGCATTGTTCCCGTGGCATCTACTGAACAGACCACGAAGGTTGTATATGACTGCCCTTTTGAATCCTCTGATGTTTTGTCGCCCCAGTCAATACCCAAGAACGTATTAACCTCGTTACTATTAACTATACCGAAACTTAGCGATCTGTCAAGTTCCCGGCATTTGTTATAGATGATGTCTTCGCTCATTGGCAAGTCATATCCAGAATAGAACTCGCCCAAGATTTCATTTTTCCATACTCGATCAGTGTTGGTTGATTGTACGCCAGGCTTTGATTGTATTACCGCCTCTTTGGTTAGGTATGGCAGCAATAACTGATTTATGTGATACCCTGCGAATCGAGGTTCTTGGCCATCATCTGATATGTTCTTACTTGCCACCCATTTGCCACCCGAAACAGCATCCGACTTGTTTTGTAAATGAGAACAGTGTGGACAGCAAACAGTAGTCCCACTTACCCATATTTGCTCCCAGGAATCGCTCCCATATTCGTAAAGTTGAAAATACTCCGCGCACTTAACGCACCTAAGATGATAAAAGCGTTGGTCTGATGCCTCCCAAACCTTCCAAAAATAGCTGCCCTTTTGTAACGGGGTGCCAAAATATATCTGCGTGCCCTGACCAATAGGACCATAGTTTGATGCGGTGAGAGTTCGGTTAGCATTGCCTATGTCGCTATCAAACATGTGCTGCATCTCGTCATATAGTATGATGTCGTTGGTTGTAGACTGTAATCTTGCCCCGTCGTTGGCATTGCTCTCTACCATCACATAGCTGCCATTTTTGAACTGTTTGAGGTTTTGTATGCTTGTGTCTTCCTGCGTCTTTTTCCCATCTTCAGTATAACCATATAGCTGTTTTTGTATGTAGTTGCCGACCGAGGAGCGTATCATGTCTGCCAAACGCAACTTAGAGAACTTCTGTACCTTCCCTAAATCAGGAAAGCAATGAACTATGCGGACTGGTGGGGAGTTCTTGTTTCCGCATATCCCACTGGCCGCGAAGTACATCTCCATCGCTGTTGCCATATTGGTTGCGGAAACTTGCCTGCCCTTTAGAAGAACGATGGGTTTCGAATCTTTTCTGAACGCGGAGATAGCTATATTTCTGTATATCTCCTGCCAGAACTTCCATCCGCCACTTAAACCAAAAGGGTGGCCGTCAATCATTAGGTAGTTTTGGGCGAAGAATACCGGATCGAGCTTAAGCAACTCCTTCTTAAGGTCGCCAAGTAGGTCAATACTATCTTTGCCTTTCACCACTTTTCCCTACCTTGCGCTTTTGAAGTAGTCCGCAACTCGATCTTCGTTGTGGTCGTCTTTCTGAGTGCCGACCTGACCTGCCTCAAAATGCTGGTGATCTTGGGAGCAGCTTTGTTGATGCTTGGCCTTACACTTGTTGATGAAGGCGAGTAGTTCAGGGTCGGTATAGCTTATGTCTTCCCGGCCCAACTTCTCACGCAAGGACAGTATAATAGAAAGCGGGGATTTGTGGCCGCCGGAGCAAGAACAAAACGACTCTATATCCGCACAAGCACCAGCATCACTCAGAATAGGATGAGGAGTAGCGGTTTGTGCTTGACGCTTTGATAGACTTGGCCGTTGTAGCAGCTCAGTCAGATTAGATTGGTGATAAACTTGAAGCGCCGATCTCATTGCGTCTTCTATTGGCTGCATCTCGCGGTAGAGTTGATCAGCCAGAAGCTCATCCGTATCGACCAGCTTGTTATGTAGATCTGTAAAAGCAGTCATTACGGCAGCCCAATCCTGAACCCAATGATGTAGGCTTCTCTGTATATGCTCGGTTTCTGGTACGCTCTTGGGTCCTGCTGCTACCTTGACAGTGGCCTCGTTTTCGGAAAGCACCAGATCCAAGCCGGTTTGTTCCCGATAACGAGCCACGACATCACTAACACTTTCGCCACGTTTATTATTGATGGCGTTAAGTAAGTCTTGTATTGAGGGGTCAGCAGCAGAGGTCTTGGAGAGCAGATTAAAAAGCTCACCTAAAACTTCGCCACCGCTTTCTGACCTGGCGTACGTATCATCGCGAGAAAATGAAGACATATATTCTCCTTAGGCTTGGTAGTTCTTCATAAGTTCAACTGGCTCATCGTCATCCGCTGCTCTATCTGTTGGCGGCATAGGGAAGCCATAATCCATCACGAGCTGCCGAACCGAAGCTATCTCGCGTGATGTCAGCTTATATTTATCATCCAGTTTCTTGAAAGTATCCTCTATGTTCTTGCCTTGGGATACGGAACTGTTGATTATAGTCGAGACCAAAAATCTCTCAAATGGTGTGATCATAACGTTGATTACTGGCGTGTTGGCTATTTTGTCTAAGCCCTGACTGCCAACCACAGCATTACACTTCAAGCATACAACGCGATCATTCTCAACATCATGCCAAGTAGGAACATCACCTGGGCACTTGTCGCATTTTCCCTCCGCAATCAGACGAACTTCAGGGGCAGCAAATACGCGATTCTTGGTCGAGGTATTGGTCTGAAGCTTTTTAATCTGCTTCTCCAGGCGCTCTATGTGGTCGTTAAGCAGTCGATATTTTTCATCCGCCCAGCTTTCGTCTATCTTGCCCTCTAAGTCGCCGCGCATGGCCTTACTCAGCTCGCCCTGCATATCCTTACAATAGGAATGCGCTCGTTCACATCCAGGTATTGTGTTGCCGGAGTGCTTTGGTACGCGATGGAACTTAGCTTCGAAGTGTGGCATGAACTTGGAGTGGTCCTTGTCATTCTCCCAATCCGTCTCTTTCTCGGTCGGCTCTGGTTCGTCCTCAACAGTTATAGTCGAGCCAGGAAGCATTCGGTCCTCTTCTACAACGACAGACTCCGGCTCTTCAACAATAAAATCCTCTGCCGCCATATTTGATGTATTGTGCATGGGCGACTCATCATAGCTAACATCAACTGCGCCTGCTTCATCCACTGTTAAGGTGTTGGGTAAATCTGACATTGTAGAACCTCCGTTATTTGTTACGTTACGTGCTCATTGTTCGAATAGTGGTATTTTTTCGTTCATTACAGAACTCAACAAACTTGTTATACTTTCTCTCGAGACATATCGTGTTGTCAGCATAAATCCAACGAGCGAACTTGATAGAATCTTCGGTGGCATAAGCAGTTTGATATACCTCTGTATCACACTTGCGAACGCTCTTTACAGATATAGCAAGCGCAGATGATACAATATTATTCATTTCTTCCAGAAACGACTTAGTTCCCACTATTGTCATTCTTAGCGCCAACTGATGACCCGCCGGATTACAAGTGCTCATACATCCATCGCCATCAAAATATCCTCGTATAAAGTGGCGCAAATGTTGGCTGGGCATTGGCGAAAATGATAGATTCCAGGTTTTTCGCTCCCGAAGTCCCAGATCATTAAGTTTGCTACACATATATTGCGACCCAATACACAACTCGGCAGTTTTATATGTTCTCAACGTATTATCATACACCTGTTTGGTTTCAGCGTGTCTTATTGCCTTAGCGGGCGCCAACAGGGTTCCGAGCTTTGAAAGAAATCCTGCATCCTTCTCAGATAGCCTGATGCGCAGATAGTTTCCATCTCTTATATTACCATCTGCAGCTATAAAACCAAGCACATATGCCATTGTGTCAGACCACTCATCAAAGAAGTGATGATTCGTTCCTACTGGCATCTTATACGCCACCTCTCTGCGAATGCCAAGTCGTTTAGCTCGTTGTTTTATAGCGCCCCAAGAGTGTCCATAAAGCATGCTGATAATGCTATCCTTACATGTCTTTGGATAATGTGTTCGTATTATGTCATCTTCATATTGAGTATAGGCATTATACATGGGTTTTCTTTCCCGCCAAGAGTTTCATTACCATTCCAATATCTTTAGCTATCTTTACGAGTCCAGCATATTCAGCGCCACCCAAGTATGAAAA